GGAACACCTATTCCCCATTACCAATCAAAACAGAGGGCTGGGAATGGAGTTCAACCGGTGCTCCACCACGACCAACACTAACCGTGAGCAACATCAATAAGTTTCTTCAGGGTGCGGTTCAGACATTAGGTGATATAGTTGGAGCCAAGCTAACCCGGATTAGAACCTTCAAGCAGTTTATCGATGGCCAACCAGGCGCGGATATAAATGCGAAGTTCCCAGATGACGTGTATATTGTCGAACAGAAAACAACCCATAACCGGCTGGAAATAACTTGGGTTCTATCCTCGGTTATCGACAGACCTGGTTTAAGATTACCGCGCCGTCAAATATTACGAGATAAGGGATTTCCAGGTGTAGCTCGGGTAAGGAGAGTGTAATGCTGATTTATAATAAGGAGGAAATGGATAAGCATATTTTATCATGTTATCCAGAAGAAGCGTGTGGTTTCGTTCATAACAATATCTTCTACCCAGAGATAAATGTTGCTGCAGACAAGACCAAAGATTTCAAAATATCCTATCATAAATATGACACCTTTCAGCAAAAGGGTGGTCAGCTCGCGGTTCTTCATTCCCACATATCTGATAAATCATATTGCTGGTATGACCGACGAACTCCATCAAAAAAAGACATGGAAACACAGCTCCTACTGAATATCCCTTGGGCCATCGTGGAGACTGAAGGTGAGAATGTTTCCGAACCGCTTTGGTTTGGAATGAAGGACCGGCCTGATTATGAGGGCAGGGAGTTCATCCACTCCGTTCAGGATTGTTTGGTTCTAACTCTTGATTTCATGAACCAAGAGTTTGGGTTAAATCTTAAGAACTGCCCAAGAGAGGTGGATTGGTTTATGCATGAACCGCTTATCGACCAGAACATAGAACCTTGGGGATTTGCACGCCTTCAGCCAGGACAAAAACCAAGGTATGGTGATGTGATCCTAATGAAGATAAGAACAGATTTCATCAATCACCTCGGCATTTATATAGAAGAAGATAAGATGCTTCATCACCTTATAAATAGATTATCATATTATGACAGCATCACCGCGTGGGACCGCAATATCTGTGGTTATGCACGCCACAAGGAGCTTAAATGACCTTAAGAACAGTTCATCTTCACGGCCATTTGGTCGATAAATATACAACACAGACGATTGAGATTGATGGTGATACCGCCTACCTCTGTATGCAAGGGCTATATTCAGCGCTTGGTGAGGAGTTTCAACAGGAGGTTCGAGACAATAAGTGGCAACTTGTTCGAGGCAAGATAAGAGAGGATATGGAAAACACCCTTTCAGAGGAACAGGTTCATATGTTGCTTGGGAATGAACCCGAGCTACACCTTATCCCAGTGATTGAGGGTTCAAGTGGTATTGGGCGGATTATACTGGGCATCGTACTTATCTTAGTGGCGGTATTTCAACCACAGCTTATTCCCGCAATCATTGGACAACAGGCTATCCTTGGTATGGGTATTTCAATGGTTCTTGGTGGAGTTATGGAACTATTATCACCAACCCCCAAGGTCGGCAAGGTGCTTGATGCTGGTGCTCCAGCTGAACGACCATCGTTCGTATTCAATGGGGCTATCAATGTTATGGAACAGGGCGGCCCAGTTCCGCTATTATACGGTCATATCGGCCGGTGTGGAACCGTTGTCATTTCAGCGGGTATAGAAGCCGAGGCATATTAATGGAAGAAATCATAGATATCGAGGGTTCAGGTGGAAGCTGCTTTCCACCAGGAACTTTAATCAACACCCCTCTCGGTTATAGAAAGATTGAGGAAATAACTCCTGGAGATCAAGTTTATAGCTTCAACCCGATAAATGGAAATGTTCAAATATCCAGGGTAAGTGAGACATTTACTCATGCTTCAGCGGATGACTTGATTATCCTTGATTATGGAACTGGGAGCATCTGCCTAACTGCTAATCACTGGGTGTTCCACAAGAACAAACGGCGTGGAGAATATTTTAACTTCGACGAAGCTGGCACTTTAAGTGTTGGTGATACCCTTATCACAGAGTATGGTGAGCAGGTTATAATCGAGAACATTTATCCTGGACCTGAGGTGGATTTCGTCTATAACCTTGAGGTCGAGGACAACCACACATTCATTGCCGCTAAGATTAGAGTTCATAACGGTGGTGGTGGAAAGAAGGGTTCTAAGCCGCATGTTCATTATGAGGCACCAAATGATTTACGAAGCAAGGCGATTGTTCGGGTTTTAGAGGTCATTTCAGAAGGTGAGATCCAGGGACTGGCAACACCAAGCGAACCAGGCAAATCGGTGTTCTTCGACAGCACCCCAGTTCAGAACAGCGATGGAACCTATAACTTTGGTTCGGTTTCAATCACCCAACGGGTCGGATTACCATCACAAACCTATATTCCAGGATTTCCACTGGTCGAGGCTGAACGGGTTGTGGATGTTGTGGTTACGAAGGCAACACCGATTGTTCGAGCCATGACAAACACCGGGGTTACGGCATGCCGGGTTACGATTTCCCTACCAAACGGCCTCTATAAGCAAGACACAACAAATGGTGATGTGTTTGGTTATAATGTGTCATTTACCATTGATCACCGCCCACCAGGTGGAACCTGGGTTCATGCCAGGTCAGATACCATATCCGGCAAGACAATGGGTGTTTATGAACGAAGTTATAGAATAGAAAACCCAAACAGCACCGGCCTGTGGGAGGTTCGAGTTACCCGGACCAGTGATAATGCGGTTGGTTCAGATATTCAGGACAAGATTAACTTTAGTCGTATTACGGAAATCACCGACCTCGCGCTATCCTATGACAACACGGCATATGTTGGTGGCACGGTGGATGCCGAAAGTACTGGTGGAAGATTACCAATCAGGGCGTATGATGTGTATGGCCTTAAGATAAAGGTGCCAAACAACTACACTCCTTCAACAAGAACATATTCTGGAACCTGGAATGGAACTTTCCAGACGGCCTGGACGGACAACCCAGCTTGGGTGCTTTATGATCTACTCACCAACACTCGGTATGGTTTGGGTGAGTTTATCAAAGATTATAATGTGGATAAGTATTCCTTTTATAACGCGGCCGTTTATAATGATGTTCTTGTTAATGATGGCCAGGGAAGTGGCCTATTTACTCCACGCTATACATTCAATGGTCAGATTTTACAACAGGAGGAAAGCTGGAAGCTACTTCAAGCTATAGCCTCCACCATGCGGGCCGCGCTCTATATCGGCGGCGGTATTGTTAAGCTTATTCAGGACCGGCCAAGTTCTGCCGTTAAGCTGGTGTCAAGAGCCAATGTGATTGATGGTCTATTTACTTATTCATCAACCACCGCCAGAGAACGACACACCGCGGTCAATGTTGTATTCAATGACCCAAATGACAGTTATCTACCAAAGATCATCACCATGGAGGATACCGCTGGAATAGCTCGTTATGGCTATAACCTAACTGAACTCACCGCCTATGGCTGTACGGTCGAGAGCCAAGCCCGACGGTTGGGTCGTTGGGTGCTGGAAACTGAGATGAACTCCACCGAGATGGTGGTTTATCGGGCTGGGTTTAACCAAGCCGACATTCAACCAGGCGATGTGATAAAGATCATGGATGATGACTATGCCTCCACGGTTCAGGCTGGTAAGGTCGTGTCGGCAACCACCACCTCGATTACTGTCGATCGCACCGTCACGATTGCCAATGGAACACTTGATTTGGTGTCAAGTGATGGCAAGACGATTGTCACCAAGGCACTAAGCAATGGTGCAAACACGAATGTTCTAACCTGGTCTGGAGCTATTACTGCTCCTGCTCCTTGGTCGGATTGGATGATTACTGGCGCGGTGTCGCCAAGGTTGTTCAGGGTTGTTATGACCAAGGAGGTCGAAGCTGGGGTTGTCGAGATCACAGCAATATTCTATGACCCAAACAAATATGCTCGAGTGGAACAGGGAACATATTTCCCAACTACCTCTTATTTTACCGCCCCTTCAAATGTTCCCGTTCATGCTGTTAAGGATATTACTTGGACCCCTCAATCATATACTGATGCGGCTGGAAAGGTGTCAAGATTTCTTCGAGTTAAATGGAGCCCAGATGCGGCTGATTTCGTCACCTCATATAGTTATAAATGGCAACGGGGATTAGAGGACTGGGTTTCAGGTGATACCCAATCTAATGTTCTTGAGATACCAGCCGACTATTCTGGATTATACACCATCTATATCTATGCCTATTCAGCATATGGTGCTCAATCACCCGCCGCTACCTCAAGTTATACTCTCGATCTAACAAACACCGCTCCAACCTCTACTTTCCTCCCGGTCACAAACATCCGGGTGGTGGATATAGGTGGAACAACCTTCAACCAGAAGGATTGCAACATAACCTGGGATGACCCTAATGTCAATAACCCAGTGGCTGGCCAAACGGTTCAGGATTATGAGATCACCGTTCGTGATGCGGCTACCCAAACTCTGGTTTATAGAACCATTATCACCAACCAGCGGGAAACAAGCTATACTTTCGACATGAACATGGCGGACAATGCCAACCAGCCAAAGCGGACATTCGTTGTTCGCATTCGGATTAGAGACACCTTTAACCGGTATTCACCAGCTGCTCAGGCAACATTCACCAACCCAGCTCCACCAGCCCCAATCTTGGTTCTAACTCCAGGTGTTGGTATTATCTGGATTGATGTTAAGGAAAACCCTGAGGTGCCTGATGCCGCGGGTTATATTGTTTGTATGGGTACCTCAACTAACTTTGTTCCGTCTGTTTCAAATCAAATCAGCAAGGGATTTACGAGTTCAGTTTCCATTCAATCACCTGGAAATAGTATTCGGTATTTTACCGCGGCGGTGTTTGATAATTTTAGTGAGGCGATTGGTGACCTTAACTGGAGCACCCAAGGTTCAGCGGCCTCAGTACCAGATGTTGTACCAAATGAATGGAAAATTGATGGCTTAACATTTAAGGGAAATGACCCAACAACAAACAGTGTTTCCTGGACAGCATGTACGGTGATGAAAACCCAAGGAAATAGTGGAATAGGAACCTCAGTTTCATTACCTGCTGGTAATGCCGCCTGGACGTCTGGAACTTTGTATGTATATTATAAAGAGGGTCAAACCACTTTACTGGCGACTAATGTCATCAACACCGCGATTACCGACACCTCACTGGTCGTGGCTACCTACAAAGGTGGTTTGCAGGTATTTACTGGAAATGGCAAGGTGTTCATTGATGGAGCTAATATCTATGCCAACACCATTGGTGCAACTCAACTTGTGGCTGGTCAAGCGGTCATCACTGGAACCGCTCAGCTTGGGAACGCGGTGGTTGGAACCGCGGCCATTGGTTCCGCGGTTATTAATAGCTCACACATTCAAGATGCCGTGATTACCACCGCCAAGATACAGGATGCCTCCATTACCAATGCCAAGATCCAGGATGCCTCCATTACCACCGCTAAGATACAAGATGCGTCTATTACCGCAGCCAAGATTGGAAACGCTCAGATTGGAAACGCTCAGATTGTAGATGTTCTAACATCTACTAATTTTGCCTTAGGAAGTACTGGTTGGGGGATACGAGCTTCTGATGGATATGCTGAGTTTAATAACGTTCGTGCCCGTGGAGATATTACCGCGACCTCATTAAATGCCGCAACCGGTACTTTTACTGGAATGGTTAATGTTGGAAACTATACTGGATATGCCTGGCCTCCTGCTGGCCAGACTGGAGTTCATTTGTCCTCAAATGGTATTATGGCTGGAAACAGTAATGGTGGTGGAAAGTACTTTCAAATTTTCACCCCAGCTGGTGGTCAAGCGGCAATATACACCAACATCCCAGCATATATTGAGACCGCTCAGATACAAACACTTCATGTCGGAAATGGCGCCTTATCTGGTGGTACTGTGGTGGCAAGTGGTTCTGAGTGGTCTCAATCACACCAGGTTGGATACTATTCCGAAAACACCTCCAGCTCCGTAACTATAGGTAATGCATCACCAGCCATTGTGCCTCAAGTTCTAATCGGTGCATATGCCACCCCAAGCTATTCTGGAATGCCAGGTTCTATACCAACTTTGATCACTTGCAGCTATTATACCAACGTGTCGGGAGCTCACTCGAGCATCTTCGTTTCAGAGTTCTTAATATATTTTGGTGGTTCTAACCCAATGAGCTTAACTCATAACGTCACGGTTAAGGGATATGGCTGGCACACCGTCGCCTATCCGGTGAATGTCGCCCCTGGGGCTTCGATTACTGTGTATTATACCTGCAATAACCCTGCGATTATTACCACCGCTGGTACCCAAGTCAGTTTGGGTCAGACTGTGGCCTACCCACGGTTCCACGTTTTGCAGACCTACAAATAAAGAGGAAAATATTAAATGGCCATCGAAAACAGCACAATCATATTCTATAACACCTCTACAGGTCAAATCATCTCGACCATATCAAACGCTGGTGATCTAACTGAACAAATAGAACTCAACCGGCCACAGGGAGCTGGCATGACGATTATGTCGAGTGATTACTTTCCAGATTTCTTCACCGACTATTTCCCAAGCGGGGTTTATACCACTCGACCTAAGCTGAGCACTGTGGCCACTTGGGATAAAGAAACATTACGAGGTGATGGAACCGACACCGCAACCTTGGGGACTGGCTTACCAAACCCAACCTACCTTCGGCTATTACCTCAGGAAGCACCAGGGGTTTCAGAGGTCGAGGGAACTTGCGTCGATGGTTCGGCTTCAATCACCTTTCAAACGGCTGGGGTCTATCATATCCTCGCTCAGGCCTGGCCATATCAAGATGAAACCTATGTCCTTGGGGTGGATATACACCTGCCAGATACCAAACGGTTCATATTTACTGGATTTCCAGCGGATGAAATCAATGAGTATGCCGATGTTCGGTTTATCCTCACTGGGAATAGCAATGACCTGTTAAGTTCATTCGCCCCATACCTGAAAAACTTTACTACCTCTGGTTTATCAATATCAGAACACACCAACTTCAAACCAACATTGCATAACATCACCTTTACTGGAGGTTCATCCGTTGGTTCTAAGAACCGGGTTACTCCGACCAGTGGAAGTTATATTTCCACTATGCTTTCCACTGAGATGGTCGGCTTAACCAAGAATAATATTGGAACCTATAACCTGAACTCAATGAGCTCAAAAACCCCGAGCTCAGCCACTTATTCAAAGGGAAGTTATAACATTGGTTTGGTATATGCTATGACACCAAGTTCAGCTAAATCAGATATAAATAGTTTTATTATGACCCAACTACCACTTGATTTCGGGGTGGATTGTGAGCTTGGTTCATTTATCAGCACCTTCAACGATGCCCTTGAGGAATAAATATGGCCCTTGATCTAACACCTTCTTTACTTGCCGCAACAACCCCTTCGGCTTTAACCGTCACGGCTAATGTTGGTTCCATTGTTGCCGCAACAACCCCTTCGGCTTTAACCGTCACGGCTAATGTTGGTTCAATAGTGCTTGATTGGACACCAGGTTTATTAAAAAATCTTCAATATATCGAAGTATGGCGGGCCACCACTAATAACCGAGCCTCGGCTACACTGATTACAACCACCTTGGGGGATACCTATACTGACGTTGATTTCGTGGATGACACTGATTACTATTACTGGATACGACCAAAGAATATTTGGAACCGGAATGATGCTTGGTACCCGACAAGTTCTACTGGTGGAGTACATGTTTTATCATTAACCGCCCCAACGATCAGTTCTATTCTGTCATATTCAACCTCAGTGGCTGCCGCGTCAAGCGGTAATGGCACCCAGACCTGCACCGCGTCAAGTTATAGTTCCTCATATCAGGATACCAAAACATTGCTCACCTTTACACCGGCCGCTGGTTCTTCATTCGTCAATCTGAACTCAGTGGTTTTGACGCCGTCAATCGGAACCGCCAGTGGTGGTTCGGATACAGACAGCACAATCATTCGGCTAAAGATTTGGTTATATGACAACACCGTGGCGGCGGATGTGGACAATGTTTTTTATGAGTTCGACCTGGCAAACGCATATCGGATTGGTGGAGTTTGGACCGTGACCAAAACCGCAGATATTATCAACTGGCCATTTACATTATATTCTGGTTTCTTGGGTGAGATGATTTCGGGAAATGAATATAAGATAAAGGCCGCTATCCTGCGAGCACGAATATTTGGAACAACTGGAACAATAAGCGCTAGCTGTGGAGTTTCGGTAAGTTATACCTCTTCATCCATGTCATAGCATTATAAATATCTTCAACAACCTTCTTCTATAAAGGAAACTAACAATGGCCGCAGCATTCACCAAATATAACCTATTTCTTAAGAACCAGTTTAACGGAACCTCCGTGATTGATTTCGATACCGATACCATCAAGGTCGCGTTATGCACCTCTTCATATACACCATCAGCTACCGCTCATGATTTCTTCGATGACATCACCAATGAGGTCACTGGAACTAACTACACCGCTGGTGGAGCAACATTATCAGGCAAGGCATTAACAGAGAGCGGTGGAACCGTTACCTTCGATGCTGATGACGTAACCTGGACACAGGATGTAGCTGGTTTTACTACCGCCCGTTATGCTATCCTCTATAAATCAACCGGTGTTGCCAGTACCTCACCATTGATTGGATACTTTAACTATGTGTCAAACAAAGACAATGTGGATGATGACTTTGTTATCCGTTGGAATGCCTCTGGCATCTTTACTGTGGCCTAATATGTCAAACTCAGTCAGCTATAACTCCGTAACTGGAGAAACAACAATCAACCTGGACCAGGGGACTTATTTCGAGCATACCTTTCATTTTAAGGTTGGGGAAGATGACTTTGATCTAACAAACCATTCCGCTCGGATGCAAGTTCGAAAAACCTTTGGTTCGACATCAACAATATTTAACGCAACAACCGCAAACGGCAAGATCCCATTCGTGAGCCAAGTTGGAGGCACAATGAAAGTCGTGTTCCTACCAGCTGATACCTCATTGGTGAGATTTAACGCCCCCGACGACAGCACACTGGATTGTGTGTTCGACATCGAGCTCGAAAACACTATATCTGGAAAGGTATATAAGCCAGTTCGAGGAACTTTAGTGCTCAACCGAGAAGTTACTCGATAATTGAGCTTTATCACTACATTTCTATAAAGGAACACCAACATGCCAGCATCACACTTTTTAGCCAACAAATTATTGGAACATCAACTCGGAAAAACTTCTTACACCATGCCAACAGTGTATGTTGGTTTATCTTCAACCACACCAGCTCTCGGTGGAACCAACGTAACAGAACCCTCTGGTGGTTCCTATGCTCGGGTTGCAACTTCAGGTGCTACCTGGGGTACCGCGGCTTCAAGTTCAATCACCAACGCCGCGGCCATCACCTTCACTCAGGCATCTGCCGACTGGCTAACTGGTTCTAACCTAACCTACGGGGTATTGTATGATGCCCCCTCTGGTGGAAACCTTCTTGCCTATGGGGTATTATCCGTTGTATGATGCCCCCTCTGGTGGAAACCTTCTTGCCTATGGGGTCTTATCCGTTGAAAAAAATATCCTGAACGGAGATACTGCCTCGATTGCCATTGGTCAGCTCACAGTTTCAATGTCTTAATATAATGTTATATAGGACCAAGGAAAATATTACCAAGGTTGAGCTCTCGAACATAGTCGGTCATTTCCCTATGCTCGAGAGCGAGCTACTAAGCATGTATATCAGCGGTGATGGATATATCTTATCCCTTTACCCTAGTCTAACTGAGGATGAAGCGGAACACCTGGAACTGGTGATTGTGGAGGATTAATAATATATGTCATTACTTAAATATGGAACTTTGGGTTGGACCTCATTCCCAACCTCCCAAACAACGGCCTCCACAAACCTTGGGGTTTCAACCACTCCTGGTACTTCGAGCACTTGGGGTTCTTGGGTTCAACTGTGGAACAACACCACCTACCCCAACATAGATATTCACGCCATTCAACTTCTTATTTCAGGCGGCAACACAACAGGAGTTGCAAAAAACCACCAGATTGAGATTGGATATGATCCCGCCAATGGTTCATCATACTCCCCCATCATAACTGGGTTGTTATGTGGTCAATCACAGACAGGTATAGCAGGATTACATCATTACTTTCCGCTGTTTAATAAAGGTGGTGGTTCATATGGGGTTCGTTCAATGGGCTCACACACCACCGCCGGTACCTTAAGGGTGCAGATGGATGCCTTTGCGGTTCCGACAGGTATGTCAAATGAATATTTCCGAAGTGGAACCTATGCCGAAACGATTGGGTCCATCGCCAGCACAGTTGGGGTGTCGGTAACACCTGGTAATTCGAATGCCTGGGGAAGTTGGGCTACCTTGGGAACAACAGTCAAAGATTTATGGTTTTTCCAGCTGTGTGTTCAATGTAATAACGCAACAACCACTGCCATGGCCTATGAGTGGCAACTCGCCTATGGTGATGGTTCTAATAAGGAGATTATAATCTTCAACTATATGCTTACATTACCAGGAACCGCTGAGATTACTCAAGGAAGGTTAAATCTTCAGGGATACCGAAATGTACCAGCAGGTTCAACACTTTATGTTCGAGGCAAGACCTCAGGTACGGCCGTTACTGGCTGGAATGTGAGTGCCATAGGGATTGGAGGATGATACCTTTATTAAAAATAATAAATATTCATGAAAGCCGTCATTGTTGGGTTCCTATGCCCTATTCTGAACGATGTTCGGCTTTCCTCGTACAGAATGCGAGCAACTTTATAGGAGAACAAACATGCTAACACACACAATTTATCATATCCCAGGATTAAAGGTTGGAGCAACCAAAGATTTCGAAAGAAGGAAATCTGAATATCCACATGGAACAGAGTTTGAGGTATTGATGGATGACCTTGATGGGCTAAGCCCGAAAGAAGTTGGAAACTGGGAATGGTGGTGGGCCGATTACCTGGGATACCCACGAGGACGTCATTACGCGAGTTCAGTACAAACACCAGAACGTCGTGTCAAATTGTCAATGACTATGAAAATATCCCCAAAAGCAATAGCACAACGTACAGAAAAAGCCAAGGCCCAAATCGGCATACCCAAAACTGAAGAAACGAAGGCAAAAATATCCGCCGCTAATCTTGGAGTTCCTAAGCCACCGCGAACACCTGAACATTCTGCGGCAAATGCTGAGGCCAGACGAGGTGCAAAAAGAACAGAAGAAGCACGAGCAAAAATGTCGGCAAGCAAGATTGGGAAACCACAGACTGAAGCTCATAAAGCAGCGGTCAAAAAGGCTTGCGTTGGCTGTCAACTTGGGATACCAAAAGGACCAATGTCTGAAGAACAAAAAGCAGCAATATCCTTGGCAAAAACAGGAAAAAAGCAAACTAAAGTCACCTGTCCCCACTGTGGGAAAGTTGGTGGATATGCAACTATGCCTCGGTGGCATTTCAATAACTGCAAAATGAGGGGAACATAATCATGGCAATAACAGCGCTCTACGAGGGGTCGTCAACAATATCAACAACTGAATATTCGCTCACGAATAACAGCACCTCGCTCACCGCAAAAACGGATGATGGGTGTATTCAAACATTCCTCGACCTGAACGCATTGGTTGCTGGTGATATATATGAGCTGAAGATATATGAGAAGGTTCAATCAGCAGGAACTCAGAGATTGATTGAGACCTGGACATTTAGTGGTGTTCAGGGCAAACCAATCTTTGTTACCCCGGCTATGGTTTTTATGCATGGCTGGGAGATAACCCTGAAAAGAACAGCGGGTGCCGACAGAACTATCGGTTGGAGCATTCGTCAGGTGGCATAAATAATGTAGTATAAAATGTTATAAAGGAAAAATTTAGATATGTGGTATTTTACTCCTCTATTGGGTTGGGCACCAGCGGCTGCCGCCGGTTCAAAGACCTTTACCTGCAATATCACTGAAAACCAAACTGTTTCCGCGGCGCTGGGAGGAAGAGGAAATAGAAGTTTTGCCACAACTATCGCTGAGACCGAAGTATTATTTCCCACTAAACCAAATAACTACCTATATTATTCAGAGGAGTTTGATAATGCCCTTTGGGTTAAAAATCAATTGTCGGTGGCCGCAAACACCGGGGATACCACTGATCCTCTTGGAACTAACACCGCCGAAAAACTAACCGATAATGCAACCTCTGCATCCCACACGCTTAGCCAAATTGGCGGTTTGGCTAACGCCTCCCAATCATTCACCGTTTATCTTAAGGCGGGCACACGCACCTCGGCCGCAATCAAGGTCAGGTGTTCCTCAGACAACAGATATCATACCTTAAACTTATCCACCGGGGCCTCTACTGGGTCGGCCGGTACTACTGGAACATACATAACAACCTCATCTGTTACTTCAAGTTCTATTGGAAGTGGTTGGTATAGGTATAAGGTGTCAGTTACCTTCGAAACCGCGGGAGCTGCTTTATTACCGACCTGGGAGATTATCTTTGCTGACACCGCTTATTCTGGGTCAGCTACATCATTCTATGCCTGGGGTGCTCAGGTAACGCAAGGTTCATCATTACCAACTTATGAAAAAACAACCAATAACATAGCCAATAGCCCTCACCTATCAAGAACCAGAGGGGTATTATCAAGCATTACAGAAACTGGTACAAAGTTCTACACGGTTGGTGATGCTGTTAATATTTCAAACCAAGAGTTTACGTCTGCCGCAACTCAGACTTCGGGGTTTGGTGGCGGTGTAGATTGGACAAATGTTGCCAACGCCAGGGTTGATGACGGGAGTTATGCCTCAGTAACGTTATCCATTGGGGGCGGACCTGAACTCATTATGTTCAGCTTAGCCGATTTCAGTATTTCCTCAGGGCTCACAATCACCAGCATGTCATGCAAAGTTCGGGTACGATGCACCCGAAATGATAACACTCATATGTTATTTTTATATGAACCTGTTGGTGCTACCGGGACAGCATCAACCGATTATTTCACTGTTTCCACCGCAAACACCTGGGAAGTAGTTGATGTTGATATGACTGATGTTTTAACGGAAATCGGATACAACACCTCCGCCTTCACCACCTACCCAAAACTTGCGTATTTAGTCTATAATTTCGGAGCCGGTTCCACCACTGATATTGATTATATCAAATTCACGATTACCACGGCCGGATGGCTCGGACCGGAAGGTATTGCAACCACCCGGACCAGAACCTATACCTATAATATTACTGAAACCAATGGTTATACCATAAATCTTGATGTTATTCCCGCCTTCAAACTCTTAGAGTTCAACATTTCAGAGACACAATCAAATAATATTGCATTAAATAGAACTCGGCAGGAAACGGCAACTATTATTGAGAACCAAGCCGTGGCCAATATTCCATTATTAAGAAATCGAGGAACTGGTGGAACCGTCATCACTGAAACCCTGTCATTATCCACCATCCCATTAAAAAGAACCCGGGGTGTTTTATCATCAATCACTGAAAATAATGTATTCGCCAACACTGAATGGAAAAGATTACGACCGGTAATATCCTCAATAACTGAAACTGAGGTTATATCAGCAAGCCTTAATATTGGGACCTCATTTAGTGGTTCTATTATCGAAACTATTTCATTAAGCCCTACCTTAAATAGGTTAAAACAAAACCAAGCAAATATTGCGGAAAACCTGTCATTATCCGACATCCCATTACTTAGGAACCGAAAAGTGGAACCAACACCAATTGTAGAACCTGTGGTTGTTAATAATATTCCATTGGAAAGAGGTAGGAAGTTTATCATGAATATAGTGGAACAAATCGTTCATACTATAGATTTTGATAAGTTTATCATTAAGTTGTTTGATTTTACCGTGGTGGAGGCGGAGAACATCACCACCAGTTTCCTTAAGAACCGAGGTTATAACTTATCAATCACCGAAACGGAACAGGTGGTGAGCGCGGTCTATCGGGTGGCCAGAAGTTATATTGCCAACATTACCCAGGCAAATAACCATGGCATTTCAAGAATATCTCGCACCCGAAACCTGGGCAGCCTTAACATTTCCCAAGTGGAGACAAATATCATTGCCCTTCACCGGTTAAGGTCAGCCATCCTGAATATTGCGGAGGTCTATGAGCTTGCTGACATCGACCTGCTCAAGATCAAGATCCTTGGGTTATCTATAACTGAGAACACTGTGATTGATATAACCGCCCTCAACCGGTCAAGGAAACTGATTGGGCTATTATCGGAAACCACGAACCTGGTTTTGGATATAACCAGAGCTCGGCGATTTATCCCAACTATCACCCAGCAGGAGGCCATAACCTCAGCCATTGGTTTGGTTCATAGCTTGATCTTTGCGGTCAATGAAACCCAAACATTGCAGGAGGCGTTCATTCGGAACAGAACCATATCCGGCATCATTACTGAGCTGGAGAATGTGTCATTCAATCTTGGGAAACTTAAGATCCTGAACATGGTGATTGCTGAAACAACTGAATATGGGAATATCTTCGTTCAACGGGTTCGGAACAGCAATCTAACGGTGCCTGAACTTTATTCGTTATATGAGAACATCCAGCGAACCCGGGAGTTTATCCTACCGGTTAATGAGGTTCATACACTATCACTGAACGTTGGTCGGGTACGAGATGTTATGCTGGCCGTGATGGAAGAGGAAGGTGTGGATGCCGCATTATCCCGGCTA